GAGAGTTTAATTACTGAACTTGTAGATGAGGCTGATGGTTCAACTACACAGCTCACTGTACCTGACTCTGGAGCTACTGTATCTACAGCATTAATAATAGCTGTTGCTGACCCATCTCATGACGGAGCTGGAGATGGTGATGGTACAGCCTGGAATAAAAGAGTTACTGGAGTTAATATATATATGCAAGATATAGGTCAAGATACTGCACAAGATTGGTATCAATTAGGAAGTGGTAATTTTATAACAGGTAAATTTAAGGTTGCTAATACTCAGAAAGAATATGACGGACAGTTTAATGCCGATACTGCTAATCAGAGATATTATTACTGGCATTTATTGAATACTGACTTACCTTCACCTCCTAATATTATAACTTATGAAGCAAGCTCTGGAGTATCATCTGACGAAGAAAGTATTTTAGCAAGATATAAAACTGCAGTAGTTGCTAATAGAAGAACATATGTAGGAAATGTTCAGATTGAATATGATAGAGAACCTTTTTTAGAAGTTAAAGGTGATGCTATGCTTAAATCTCCTGTTAATCAATTTGATGTACTACCATCAAAATCTATAATTGAAGCTAGTGTTCGTGATGGAGATGAGATTATTAAATTAGAAGAGTATGCAGATAGGATACTACAATTCAAGAAAAGAAAGATGCACTTAATTAATGTTTCACAGGGTGTTGAGTTTCTAGAAGAAACATTCATACATAAGGGAGTTAATCATCCAGCTGCTGTATGCAAGACTGATTTTGGAGTAGCATGGGTCAATAGACAGGGATGCTATCTGTATGATGGACAGAAGGTAAGTAATCTTCTTGAAAAAGGTGGCAGGCAAATTATCAAGGAGGGTGACTGGGATACGTTTACTACTGATAATTCTATAATAGGATATGTTTCAAAGAAAAGACAGTTAATAGTGTTAAAAGATTGTACAGCAACAAGTTTAGGTGATATTTATCTTTTTGATCTAGTAACTCAAAGTTGGGTCAAGGGTGATTCTAAATTTACAGATTCAAAGGCACAGACTAATTTTGTTACAGATTGGAATGGGGACTTAGTGCATGCCCATACATCTAATACTGGTACTGTAGTTAAGTGGGAAGATGATTTGGCAAATGCAACTACAGCTACATCATCTGCTGTAGATATAAGAACTAAAGATATAGACTTTGGGAATCCTGGACAAGTTAAAAGAATATATAAATTTTATGTTACACACAGAGGTTCTACTAGTAATATTCAGCCAGCTTATGCTCTAGATGGAGAACAAGGTACATTTACTGAAGCTGTTAGTGCTGATGAGCTAGATGCATCCTCGGCTGTAACTGATTGGGTTACTACAGCAATTACGCCTACTGCAGCTCCTTTTGATTGTAAATCAATACGTTTAAGGTTTTTTAGTGATGGAGCTACACCAGCTAATTTTGAAATTAATGATATAACTATAGTCTTCAGACTAAAAGGTATGAGATAGGATGGGATTAACTAGAGCAGAAAGAATAGCTTTACATAAGAAACAGGAGAGATTGCAAGTGCAAAAGAATGCTCCTTCTGTTGCTGAGTTATCTGAAGGAGTTCCCACACTCAGATCTACACCAGAAGGTCTAGTTGAATATGTTAGGTATAATAATCAACTATATAAGAAAGTATATGTTCCTGAAAGTACAACAGGTACAGCTAAAAATCCTGCTTTTCATGTGGAGTTAACAACTTCCGATCAAAATATCACTAGTTATACAGGAACAGTTCTATTCAATGATATAAAGATTGATACTGTCGGTGGATATGATACTAGCACTGGTAAATATACAGTTCAAAAAGGAAGTTCTGGATTGTATTATCTAAGTACTTCATTAACAATTGCTGATATTCCTGATGGTCAGTATTTTCACGTTAGAATAATCCATAATGATGCTGGTACTGATAGAGATTATCAGCAACGTATACGTGTAGAGGCGGATAATGTAAATCATGGCAGTACAGCTAATAGTGTTATATTAGAAGTAAGTGAAGGTGATTATATATATATAGAAGTACACTCTGGTCATGAAGATTATGATATTGAAGAAGATGATGGGACAGCAGTCCCACAGACATGGTTTGAAGGATTTAAAATAAATTAGGAGATAGTTATGGGATATGGAAGAGCTTTATTACAAAGAGATGTAAGAAAAGAGGAAGCAGATCTTCAAAAAAAGGCTAAAAAGAAAAGTCTTTGGGGTTCTATTGGTAGAACTCTTGGTGGTTTAGGAGCAATGGCTTTAACTGGAGGTGCTGTAAATCCATTAACACTTGGTCTTATTACTGGAGCTGCAACTGCTGCAGGTGGAGCTGCTGGAGCTAAATTATCTAATACTGGAGATCTAAGTAAAGGTAAATTCTTTAAGTCAGATAGGGAAGCTATCCAAAAAGAATTAGGTGCATTTGGTACTCAAAATCTAATGTCAGCTCTTAAATCTGGACTTACTGCTGGTATAACACAGAAATTAAACCTTATGAAATCAGGAGAAACAGCTGCTAAAGGATTAGATTTTAAAGATAGCTTTGTAGGTAAGGGATTGGAAAAAAGAGCTATAGGTAAAGAGTTGATGAAAGCAGGAGAAGCAAGTATAGGCACAGCAGATAGAACTTTACAGGTTGGAGAAGGCCAGTTCATTACAGGTGGAGATAGAGCCGGAATGGTATTGCCAGATGGTACTAGAATTGGTTCTGGTAGAACTAGTATTCCAAGAGGTCAAATGGCTCCAGGGGAAATAACTAGTAAGATAGGGAAAGTTGGTGTTTTTGATGTGGATTTGGAAGATGTAGAAGAGACTGTATCTGTGTCAGACATTCTTTCAAGGAAGAAAACAGCTATGTCACAATTTTTTGAAGATCCTAACAATGTAAAAGAATTGGGACTTTATACTGGAATGGGGCCTGAAGGTTATAGACCAACCAGTTGGAGACCAGAAGCAGGAACAGATCTTAGAGAATTTTCGGATAAATATAAAACATTTTCTAATACTGAAATGGCTGGTATTCCAGAATGGAGGTCAGATGCACGTGACTGGGCTTCTGAAATAGGAGAATTAAAAAGTCAAGAATTTCAACAATCACTTGGTATAACGGAAAGATTAGGCTTGCCTGGTTCGTCAAAATCATGGCAATCAGAGCTTTTTAGGAGATAGATAATGGCTGGATATAGTAAAGGTATAGTAGATACACGTAAACTCAACAAGGATAGTAAAGCCAAGCTAGGTCGTGGCGGTGATACTAAAATACGTGAGGTAGATGGTAGAGAGTCTCATGTTAATGCTTTAGAAGCTTATCTTATTGATGTTAATGGTAAGGCAGGGGAAGATTATGCTAAAAGAGTTGGTGCTGGTACTGTAAATCCTCTTACTGGTATGCCTGAGTATCATCCTGCAGAGTCTTCATCAATTCCTGATGATGTAACAAGTCATACTCATTATTATGGTGATCCTTATAACGATGGTGCTGGTGCTACAGTTACATATACATATGGAGATGGTACGACTGAAACTGTCGATAGAGACTTTAATACAACAACTACAGATAGTACAACAACTACACCAACTGAACCAATTGACTACAGTTATGAAGGGTTAAAAGACGTAACAGAGGAACAATTAACAGCATTTGACGAGGAGTTTGGAGCTGAGGATCTACCATATTTTCAAGATATCTTTAGTGATAAGCCCTTTGACTTTCTTGATGATGAAAAATCAACTGCACTGAAAGGTCAGTTTTTAGAACAAAGAAAATTGCAATCAGGAGCTAGTTTCGCACAAGAAGGTATAGAACAAACTCGTGATTTAGCATTGGGAGGATTGGTGGGTCAAGAAAAAGCTCTTGGGCTTCAAATGGAGGGTATTAGTAGGACTGCAGGACGTGGGCTTAGGGGGGCTGGAAAGGGTAGAGAACAGGCTATAAGAGGGTCTAATATGGCCTATAGTGGGACTATAGCTCAAGCATATGAAACACAAAAAAAAGATTTATTTCAAGATTATACAGCAGGTGCTAAGGGCGTGCAATTAGGAATGGAAGATATTGGACGACAGAGAACTGGTGTTTTAGGACAATATGACATTCAAAAAAGGCAGACAGCAGCTGGCTTAGGTTTTGGATTGGAAGGGATTGGTTTAGCAGTAGAAGGTATAGAGACTACTTTTGATAAAGGTACATATAATGAGCAACAAAGACAGCTGGACGAGTATTGGGAGATGATTGGGCTACGTCAATCAGTTGGATAATTAATATTTATAAAGGGTAATAATTATGGCACAAATAGTAGTAGAAAGAAGTGCAATAGGAGATTTCTTGGATGAGCTTCCAGGACTTATCATGCAATATAAGCAGATGCAATGGGCTCAAGAAGAGAGAGCTTTAGAAAGAGGGGAGAGGGCTCTAGATAGACAGGCTAATCTAATAGACAGG